GCTCCCAGCACTTCCTATACTGACTATCCCCCAAAGTTTGGGCGAAAAAGGGAACGTTATCCAATTGCGATGTATCCATAGTCTCTGTTCGCTGTGTTGAGTTGGTATAGCGCTGATCTAGTCGAATGCCACGAGATACCGGTATCCGTAAAAGTTTGACTCAGCGCATTATTCACACCGTAAATAATTACACTTCCCTCAATGCCAATGGTTGGGCCGCCAGCATCTGGGATTAAAATCGCTGTAAAGTAGCCGCTCCACTTGCTGTTCGAATAGTTCGCTCCGGTTTCTCGGATGATTACCAGCTTCGGCAGAAAAGGGAACGTTAAACTGCACGGGTTATCGGCCCCATAGGTGCCAGTTCCAGTGTAGGAGCCGGTGGCGATCTTGGGGACACCGCCGAGAAGCTGCATGTAATTGATAAGGTTTTCGAGCGAGATCTTCTTCCCGGTTGCGGCAGAGGCATCCAGCAGCGCGAGGAAATCACCTGTGGCAGCGCCGGAATAGTCCAAGGCAGAGGCGCCGTTGATCAGCGCGTAGAGGGCCTTGGCGGCGGTGGTCTGGCCCGTGCCGCCCTTGCTCACCGGCACCGTGGGCAGACGAGCTGAGTCCAACGTCCCGCTGTTGATGTCTCCCGCTGCGTGCTGGTGGGTCGCAGCCGCGTAAAGCTGGTTAAAGTAGGTCTTCAGCACGGCTTTGACCCGGCTCCACAGCAGCCGCTTGGTCTTGCTGCCGTCCGCGCTGTCTACTAGAGGGAGGCTGTCCCCATCCACCGGCGTATCCTTGGCCGCGTTGTCCTTCAGCGGGGACTCGTAGTTCATCTCAGGCAGTTGGCTCGCTACTACCGTCCCGTCTGCGCCGAGGTCGGCTTTTTTGGCCAGGATCGGCTCAATGTCCGTCCAGGTAATATTGAGCGGATTTCCAGACGCTTCAAAGGAGATCGTTTCCGCCTGCTCCACACGGATGAGCATCTTGAGCCGTTCATAAATCAACACGCCATTTGCTTGGGTATCCAGATACTCGCATTCTTGCCCTGCGTTGTCGTAGAGATATGTCCCTTCCCGTCCGGTATCCGGGTCCTGCGCCATGAGTGCCAGTTCCCGATAGAGGAACCCCTCCGTGAGATCCTTGTTGTCCAGGGTAGCAATCACAGCGGCCTGGGCTGCGTCGTCCGTGGCCACGACGCCGTCGATGCGCAGCGAGTGCCGCTCGTGGACGAGTGCGGTACGGTTGATCATAGAGCCGCTGCCAATCAGGCCGTCCCCCATGGCAATGCGGGTAAAATGGACACCCTTGCCCTGCTTCCATTTGGTCTCCAGGGTGGTGCCGAATGTGGTAAGTTTCAGCTTTGTGAAGGGCATAAGATCACTCCTGACTGATGGTCATCTGCCTGCCAATCACCTTGGCGGCGGCGAAGGGCAGAACTGCCTGATACCTCTGCTCTTTGGACAGATGGAGTAGGGTGCGGGCCGGTTTTATCTTGTTGAGCTCCTGAAGGAGCAGGTCCCGGTCATCCAGTACGATATCGCCGCCGATGAACCACACGGTGGCCTCGGCCCAGTGGTCCGGCTTTGCTCCTGGGATGACCTCCACCTGGTCGTATCCAAAGGCGCGGGCCAAATACCGGATGCCTTCGTTCGTGCCGGCCTTCTCGGCAATGCTTGCTTTCAGGGCGAGACGGATGCGGTAGTTCTCCAGAGTCTCTCCGTCCAGCCGGAGCATATCCCGATCCTGCCCATGGACCGGGAGCATGGCGTCTGAGCAGGTGAGAACGGACGCCTCTTCCCGCACCCGCTGGAGGACTTGCTTGCACTGGTCGAAGGAGCGGCCCAAGACCTTGAAGAAGATGCAGAGCTGATTCAGGGCCCGTTGCCCCCGCTTGAGGGGCCCGGGCAGGAGGGAGAACATGTACTCACCGAAGGGCATGGCCTATACCCCCTCTACTGAGACAGTGATCGTACCGGGGAGAATCACCTTGTCTGTCGCCAGGAACAGGTCCTCTGCGGGAGCGGTAACGGTAACATTCCGTACCACAGACACGTCACTCTTGATCTTGTGGATAAGGTCGGCATGGGTAAGTTCGTTGAACACCCTGCGGCCTCTGAGCCTGAGCAGGTCGGTCACGGCAGCCTTTACACGCTCGGACAGACCTTCACGGCTGAGGGAGTTGGATATGGTGACAGTGACATTAATGTCGGTGTAGACGATCTCGGCGCTCTTGACGAGGACATCGGTATCGGGTTCACGGATCGCCTCGCAGACGGCCCGGCACTGCGCCAGGAGATCCTCTGATGCGGCCCCGGCCTCGGAGGTCACGATGACGTCCACGGTGCCCTGGCCCCTGGGGTGCTGGTCGTTGACCGTGACATAGAGGACGCCGGAGATGGCCTCGCAGACATTGACGTAGGTGTCACGGAGAGGAACCAGCGCCAGCTCCGACCAGGCGCGGAGGGTGCGGGTCCTTGCGCTTTCATCGTCCTCAGTGTCGCTGCCCTCCTGCGTGATCCACCCCTCGCCATTGGAAACCTCCACCTCGCCGAGGTAGGTAAGGGTGCGGGTGATCTGGGCCTCCGGCACGTTGTAGCGTGAGCCCTCTGTCTCCGCCTCCACCAGGACGTCCACCGACTGGGCACTCTTCTGCAGGACAGTATCCTCCAGCGCGAAGAAGCGGAGCTCCTCGCCGTTGATGTCCTTTATGCTCTTGAAGATATGCCCCTTGGCGATCTTGATCGCCTCGGCGTCCGTTCCCGTCCTGGAAACGGTGACATAGCCCCGGGTCTTCCGGGCCTGCTTTCGGAGCTTGGAGTAGTCGGCCATCTTAAGGTCCAGCCATGTGCCCGAGGCGTGGGAGACAAAGGACTGGTTGAGTATAGTGCGGGCCAGCTCCAAAAGCTCGATCTGGATGCGCAGGGCAATCATGAGCAAAGTATGGAAGATACCGCCAGAGTGGAAGTTCGTGATGGCAAAGCCTGCGTCCTTCAGCTCAGCGACCGTCTCCTCCTTCAGATCTTCCAGCTCTGGGACTGGGATGATCTGGTCCAGGATCTCATGATCGATCATTCTGTCACCACCTCCACATCGACCGCGCCTATGACAAGATCAAGCTGCCGTGCGTCTGACTCGTCCGAGAACTGGAAAGAGCAGCACAGGCGGAACAGGTCGTCCTCATAAGAAACGCTCACGGCTATGGTCTCCGGGAGGATAACCTCCCGCTTCTTCAAATTGGCCCTCGCCCGCTGCGTCATCTCCAGGCGGGTGAGCTCATCGTCCTCTGAGCCAAGAAAGTCGTACAGGCCCCAGCCGAAGTCTGGATCATAGAAGAGATCCCCCGGCTGCATGACCGCCTCCAGTGCAATATTTTGGAACAGGCACTCCAGGTCAGCGCAGAGGGGTGCGTCCCCATCCGTGGCTGCTGTGAGCTGCCACGTGTCATCCAGACGGATATCGATATCGCCGAGTCCCATCATAGGGTCACCTCCCCGATGATGGCCGGGTCGAGCGCTCCGTTGGGGAGCGAGATGGCGGCCAGAGCCCCGGCCTTCAGCTGCAGCCGGGAGCGGACGCCCGGAATCAGCGGGAATCCCTCGTCCGGATTTCCAAACTGATCCACGACCTTCAGGACATACTCATACCAGTTGGCTGTGATGTGCCCCCGGTAGCTTCCGCCGGACTCGTCGTTGCAGATGACCAGCTCCTGCAGGTCGAAGGTGTCGTCCAGCTTTTTGGCAGACACCACGCTGGCGAGGAGCACGGCGGGGAGTACCAGATGGGGGTACTGTGTGGCGATGGTCTTCCGGATCATATTGGACGCAAACCCTTCCAAATTGTTTGCCATCCCGACGTCCTCCTCTCCGGTCAGAAATAGATGCAGGTGCGGATAAAGCCCGTGTCATTAGTGGTGGTGACTACCTGAGATACCTCGACCTCGCCGCTGATGAGCGGGTGAGTGACGAGGATCTTGTGGGAGTGCTTGATGAAAGGCACGGAGATGGTCTCCAGTTCCCAGACGCCGCTTGTGCGGCGGAGGGCCAGGATATTGACGCCATACTCAAAGGAGTATATCTTCTTCTGCGCCGGCGATGTGCCCCAGTAGAACACGCCGCCCGAGAGGAAGAAGGGCGTCTTGAGGCCCCAGGTTGCGTTGACCGTGTTGATGGCCTGGATGCCGGTCTGCCGGTGGATCGGGAGCCGCTTACGGGTGGGGTAGCTCTGGCTGGAAAGGTCCATCCTGCCGATCCCAGCCTGGCCCAGGATGTAGGCGAGCACCTCCTGGGGCGTCGTATCCAAAAAGGTGGCGTTGATGGAGGTCTGCTCCAGCAGGAGCATTTCATCCTTCAGGACGATCTCATTCGCCGATGCCCCTCCGCTGTAAGGTTTTGCGACATAGCCGGTAAAGACCTCGTCCAGGACGCCGTTGTAGCCCATCTCGATCGCCGCCGCATCCATCCTGTCGAGGGATATCCTGGGCTGGAACTGCTCTGTGAAGCGGATCTTCGCCCAGTCGAAATAGGCGGTGCGGGAAGAGTGGACCTCCACCTCTACGCCCTGGTCAAAACGATAGGCCCCGGCCCGGACCGCAATCTGCGGGCAAAACAATTCCGTCGTTTCCATGGCCTCTCCTATCCCAGCTTCGATTCCATGAGGGTGAGCTTCTTTTTGACGGCGCTGGCATCCGCATCATCCTTTGCCGGGGAATTCCCGCGTCCACTGCCCAGATAGCGTCTGTACTCTGCGGACAGATTTGACGTGGCGGAGGACGCGGAGGCGGAAGCAGAGGCGCTGCCCGCCTTTTTTGCAGTTATCGTCTGAGGGATGTACTCCCAGAGCTCCAGGGTAACGGGCAGCTGGCCCTTCTTGTTCTCGGCCTTGTGTGTGAGCTTCTTGAAGAGGACCTTCTCGATCCCGTGGGCTGTTGTGTCCTCACTGATAATTGGGATGGGCTGTGGGACGCTCTGGCCGGGGGCCCGGAAAGCCGCCCGGAGTACAGCGAGACGCTGGTATTTGGTTTGAGACTCGGTGTCGTCCAGAATGAGCTCAATGTTAACCTTAGCGTCCTCATAGCCCACGGCCTGCTTGGGCTTGACCGCGCTGCCCTCCACCTCCTGCTCGTCGATCCTGGCTGTCTCCGTGATCTCAATGCTTTTGACAAGGCCGGGGAGAACGACTCCGTTGAGCTTGATGCACTGGTCTTCCATATAGATCATGGGGCCGTTCTCCCTCCTTTATGCAGGTTGTGGTGCCGCGTCCGGATCACCGTCGTCCTCCGCATCCTCGTTGGCCTCTGCATAGCTCTCCAATTCCTTGAGAATCTCCAGGAGCTGCCGCAGGTCTTTGATGGTCTTGAGATCGGTGGGGATGATGACCTTCTGGATGATGACCTGTTTAGCGGAGCCGCCGCTTCCAGTGCCGTCCTCACCACCGTCCTTGCCGCTGCCCGTGGTACCCAGAGTGATCTTTCGGACCGGCTC